CGCATATGCATTTTGCTTAACATCGGTTCGTTCTGTCCAAACGCCCTTTATTAATTCGTAAGTTAATCCAGTTTGTGTGTCAACGTAAAGCTGAGATTCAATTCCAGCAGTTTGGCCAGTTGGCTTCCCGTAATTTCCAATAACAGCAATTTTATATGGCTCATTTTTATCAGTATGCTTATAGTATTTTATCTCGTCAATCTGTTTATAACCAAGATTGGGTGTTAATTCTCCAGTTCCTTCCTCTTCTAAAAAAACCTCAAAACGAGTAGACAAATACCCATAATATGTTTCGGTTTTTCCATTGCGAGTAACATTATAAACATTGACATATTGATTTAATTCTGGTTCCCATATACTCTTTAAAGTTGCTTTAACTACATAACCATAATACTCAGTTAAACTTTTATTTGCGTCTAAAGCCGCTTTTAAATCGATAGAAGAAATAGAATAAGTATTTACTTCTTTAGAAAAAACATAATCCGATTCATAAGCATAAGAATTACTATACAAAACATAACAATTTTGCCCATCTAGTTTATCTATTTGTGTATAAGGAACATATATAACTGCGCCGGTAGGCAAAGTCACATTAGTACTCGCGCCAACGCCATTTGCCATTTTTACGGCATCAACTTCGGATAATAACGTCGTTTTATAAAGATACTCTAAAGAATATTCTGTTAAATCGCAGCCTTTATTCTCTTTATAAGTCCAATCTGTCCCTTTTAAAATTTGATTAGCAAAATAATCAATTGTTCCAATACAGTTTGATTGGTCAAGAGAAAAATTTAATTCCCAGCCATTTTTTGCTAATTCATTAATCGGCAAATACTCACAACTAAAATCATATCTTAACCCATCTTTACTATGATTTTCGTCTATTTCTTTTATTACAAAATCATACCATTTCTCATCATAATAAAGTTTTATTTTTACCTCATTAAATAGGTATGGGAGCAGATAGTTCTCTACCCTATCTGCTCCTTCATAAAACCCATCATTTATAGAAAAAGTAAAAGTTATAGTACCATCGACGTTTCTAATTAAAATGGGATTGTAAAGCATCCCTTGAAAATCAGAATTACTGTCGCCAATGACGACTGAACGGACTTCCTCCCAGTAGCCGCCTTGCTCATTAGAAGTATTAGCACTGTCTGTTTTCCAATGCTCCTCCCATACTTCTACTCTATATGGTTTCCGTCTGAAATCCATTCCCTTTCACTCCTTATAAGTATTTATACTTATAATCTATCTCCGCGCCATCAACTGCGCCACTAAACTTTATCACAAACATATCGCCGGTTGTTTTGCTTACAGGAATCTTAAAAAAATCGCCTTTAGTAATGCAATTATTCGCAATAATCGTTTTGCTTAAATCATTACTACCGTTATCTTTTCCGTTAATAGTACAGCTTAATAAATGTTTTTTAGTATCTATTTTAAAGCTATAACTAGTAACATAAGTATAGCCTAATCCATCTTTATATAACTTACTTGTATCAATAGTCATAAGTTGATTCGTTCCATCTAAAGAAAAGCTAAAAGATGGAGTTTGCGCATCAGTAGTAACTGAAGAGCCAAAAGAAAGAACATAGTCTGCTTCTAAATCTCCGGCGTTATAAACTGTAAACTGCGTCGCGCCACCAGTGCCAGTTACTGCGGTATCTAAGCTTCCTTTGGACGCGCGCATTCTAGAAGCAGCAGCCCATTCATTTTTATTGCTATCTGTATACTCGTTTAAGAATTTTTTGACACTATATCCAAAAGGTTCGTAAATAATAAAACTAAAAACAATGTCTCCCTTATAAACCCTTCCAGTTCCTTGTTCAACTAAAACTTCATTCTTAGTTGCAACATCAAGATATTCTGCGTTATAAAAATTGCTTACATCATTAATTTCCTCATCAAAAACCATAAAACTAAAAGTTGGTTGCGTACTTACGCGTGCGTAGTATTGCATATATGGTTTTTCATCAAAAATTAATGGAGAAATATCACTACTCAGCCAATTCTTAATTTGACGATATTCTTCCTCTGTTACAGAATCGGTAGAAAGTGTTATATTAACTACCTGTTGCGTATACTGATAACCGAAATAAGAAGTTCCATGCCTTCCTCCATTAGAACCTGTTTGAAGATTCCAAGAGGGGGATAGGTTTCTATCATACCTATCCCCATTGGAAACTGAATAAAGACCTAATTGAGAAGTATGGATTCCGTTAAAAGTAAAACCAGCGAAATCTATTTTATTTATCTGTCTCATAATAAAGTCTCCTTTTACCGCCGTCTATTTAACAAATTAATGTTTCTATAATTAGAACTAGAAACAATTTCTCGTTTAATTACGTCAATTGCGCGCTCAACGTCATAATCACTTGCAATGCCGCCTTCAATAGTAACATTAATGTTACAATCTCCACCTTGATAATCTTGATAACGAGAAGAAACACCAGTAACGCCACGATTGTCAAGTACCATACCAAGTAGCTCTTTTAACGTGCTAAAATTCTTTGTATCTTCTGCGTCTAAGAAAGCTTCAGGCTTTTTAGGAGTACCATGAACCTGCGCAATACCGGTATAGTCTACAATGCCACCTTCCTTGTATGGAGTGCCATTTTTAGTAAGTATAGTTTTTATAGCAGAATCTTGTAGGCGCTGAGCTGTTTTACGAACCCAATTCTGATTCTTACCAGCTTTAATTTGTGCTGCCGCCCATTCTTGCCTCTTTTTGCTAATTGCTGTTACAGCGTTATTATATGCAGTAGATTTATTTTGACTACCCACAGCAGCATAATGCCTACCTTGCCATGCATAATAATAAACATAGATCCTTTTTGGTTTATCTTTTGAAGAATCGGATGTAGAAGAACTTTGAGAAGGAGATTTTCCGCTAGAGCCACTACTGCCAGAAGACCCACTTGAAGAAGTGTCACCTTTAAGAGTCGTATCATAATTTCCTCTTCCGCCACCCGCAAGAGTAGTCGCCATATTATTCAAAGCTTGATACTGCGCCATTGCCGCTTCAGCAAGTTGAGTCATTTGGTCGGCTAGATTCGTATAGTATTTACTGAGATAATTTGTCATCTCAATCATATTACTGTTAATCTCTTCCAACCGCTTTTCCCTTTGCGTTTCAGAAAGACTTAAATATTCTGGATTAGCTTCAGTTAATAGACGAATAGCTTCTTCAGGATTGTTGCGTAGTAAGTCTTCTGCACGTTGATTATATTCGCCATTTTCCTCTAATTCCTTAATAACATCAGTCATTAAAGTAATCTGACGTTCATAGAAAGCATGCTGGTCGTCATAATCTTCTTGCATCTTATCAAGAATGTCATCAATTTCTGTATCAGCCAAATCCTGTTGCATCTCAGCAATTTCTTTTTGAAGAGAAGCAATCTCATTAGCATATATACCAGAGCTATCTCTCTGAAGCAGCGACAATCTTGCTTGCTTAGAAGCCAAATCAGAATAACTATCTGCTTTATCTCTTAAGTGCCTACGCTTTTCGACATTCTTTCGCAAAGCATCAAGATAATCATCATCTTTCTTCTTTAATTCGTCATAATATTCTTGTCTATTATCTAATTCTTTTTGATCGGCTTCTTCGAGTACTTGCGCCAAATCTTCAATTAATTGAATAAAATCATCTCTCGCATCACGATGCGCTTGACGGTATTCTTTAGCCAAATTATCGTAATACTTAGTAACCTCTTTAATCTGGTCTTTACATTCTTTAACTCTATCGTAATAATCTTCCCACTTAGAGATAAGGTCGTCAACCTTTTCTTTCGCTTCGTCTCCAAGGGCATTATACGCATCCCAATGAATAAATAAACGACCATTAGAAGATTCAAGAACTCCACCAAAGCTATTAATCGCATCCTGAAGCGCGCCCAGTTCACGTTTTAAATCCGTAGCATAGGCCATATTCTCGGCAATTATATCATCATACTGAGACTTAATTTTTTCATCAATCCGCGCGAGGTCTTCTTGCGCTTTAATAACTTCACTTAGATTGCCAACCTCAATGGCTTCTGTACGACGCTGAAGTATATGGTCGCGCTCATCCATTAAGTCACTAAGGCGGTCATTCAAATACTCAAGATTTTTTACGAAGTTTATAAAGAGGTCTAGATTTGATTCATATGGGTCTTTATCGCTATCAGAAGAAGAACTACTCGAGTTCCCTTTACTACTACTATCTGTCCAGTAAGTTGTTCCATATCTAGGAGTAGTTGTAGTTCCTTTTGCATAACGGGGGACTTCCTTTCCGCTTCTACTAAGGACTCCTTTTGTTGTTTTTGCATCCCAAACCTGGTCGCCCTTATTTAAGTGAACATACTCTGGGCCAGTAGTGCCAGCAATTTCCGCTTCGCCTTCACGTAGAATGATTTCTGGACCTTCCTCACCAACAAGAGCGGTTTGCGCACCTGCAACACCATCCGAACCAGAAGCATATGAGGGATTTGTATTAGTCTTCTTACCTGTAATTGAAGCAATTTTACCTGCAATACTTTTTCCTAAGTTAGAGATTCCAGAAACAACATTTTCCATTACAGCCTTAAAGCTAATGGTATATGTTTTTCCAGTTAGATCAGTTAAGTCCTTTTTATTTGTTACTTTAAGTATTACAGAAGCATAATATCGATTGGCATCAATATCAGCTTGAATATTATTTTGAGTTACGTTAGCCGTTATAGAAGCTTCAAAAGTACCATCTAATATGCTTTGAATAGCATCAACAATCGAGGTTTCAAGGCTGGTTAAAGCGTCACTAGAAAAAGCAAGGTCAACTTTAAACTCGCTGTTTGCTTCTTCTTGCGCTTTTAAAAGCGCTTCCGGACTTTCTCCATCCACCCATTCAGACTTAAGCTTAACAGTACTAACGCCATTTTCATCCGTTGTTTCTTCAAGAGACTTTATATATGTACCTACTTTTATCCCTTCAGCTTGCGCGGCAGTAGATACTTCTTGAAGAATCCTTGTAATTTCTTCAGCAGTGTAGCCTTTCTTTGCTAGCTCTTCTTGTAAGCTGGGAATGTCAAGCCTAAATGCGTCATTTTCATTCTTTGACCAAACGCTAGAAATTTTTTCGACTTCGCTCAGAATATCTTTGGCACTGCTCTTAATTTGCCCGTCGTCGTAGAAGGTAACAATTTTAGCCTTTATTTCTGGATTCTGAGCTTCAAGCTTCTTTATTAAATCTTCTGTATCGACTCCCATTGAAGCCGCAAGAACTTGAATCTCTTTTTCTCCGTAGAAGTCTCCATTTTCCGAAATAGTTTTTGTTATTTCTGTAATTTGCGCATTTAAATCGTTAGTATCGAGGTTGGCTTTTAAAACCAAGTCCTTGGAAGCCCAACTCTGAATCATCATCATTGCGGCTTCTTCGCTAATTCCACGAACCTTAGCTAATGCTTGTGCCAATTGCTCAGTTGTGGCATTAGCAATATCCATAGACATTTTAGTGCCGCTTTTTGAAACTTCGGCAGAAAATCCGTCTATTTCATCTTGTAAAGCTTTAAGATTGTCCCCGCTTAAAGTCTGTTGCCACCATGCGCGCCCACTATCATCAGACATCGCGGCCATTAATTGGGAATAAGCATTATAGATTTTGGTAACTTCCGCGGCAGAGCCGGCCTTCTGCATTTGCGCGGCCATCTGCTCGTAAGTATCTCGACCAAAAATCGCGCTAAAATAATTTATAAATTGTTCGTTTGCAAATTCGTAATTCTTAGCAAATTCATCTAGCGTTTCTTTAGTCTTGCCTATCCAATCAACGCCCTCTCCATAATCCAATCCGGGATCAAAATCGCTAATAAAATTATGAAGTTTCTCCATTTTTTCGGAGAAAGAGTCAGTGTTTTTAAGAAGCTCAACGACACGTTCTGTCAAGCCAGAAAGAGCATCGTTATCATCAATATTGTTTAAAAGCTTAGCCCAAGTTTTTAAACTAATACCAGATTTCTTAACTATCTTATCAAAATCTTCATACTTGTCACAAAGCTTTTGAACATCATCAGAATCGATTTTTTCACTACTGCGCTGTAAGTCTTCAATAGCCTCTGTAATTTTTACGAATTCGTCTTCTTCGCTATTTAAAATGGCAACTAAGTCTTCGCCAGCATTCGTTATAGTAGTATTAACATTAGCAATGGCGTTGCCGAGCGCCGTCAAATCAGATATTCCTGTCGCCGCGAGCGTTTGAACAAGTTTTAATTTATCTTCTTCATTAGAAAGGACATCAATTAAATTCTTATCGCCCAAAGACTCTATAAATCTAGAGAACCCTTCTGGATTGACGGCAGCTATTTGAATCAACAAAGAAGAAATACCTTCAAAATCGGTACCGCCAAGTTGCGTTGTAATTTCTTCTAATTGTGAAACTAATTTTGGATTTATCTGGCTAATTAAACCTGTAATTGCATTTACATCAAAAGTGCCAGTTTCAGCATCGTAAACATTAGTTGCTGCTAGTCCCTCTTCACCGTAAAACTTAGTTGAACCCTTTATAAATTGCGTAACTAGGTTTTTATATTGAGGAACCATATTCTTGGCAACTTGTTTTGTTAAATCTGAGAAAGTATCATCAAAGCTATCAAAACCTTTATTAATATCTTTTAAAGCGTTATTAAAGAAAGCAGTAAAGCCTTGCTGCGTAGCATCATCTAAAGCTTTAAATTCAGAATTAACTTGATTTAAATCTATTTTTAATAAATCATCTAAAGTTAATTCTTCTCCATTTTTAAATGCTGCTGTTACAAAATTCTCAATATTGGCATTTTTAAAGAGTTTTTCAAAACTTTCAATAGGAATATCAATGCCTTGCGCTTGTAATTCCGGAATTGTGTCTTTTAGTTTAAGAAGAAGATTTAAAGCCGAACTTAATGCTTCTTCTGTTTGGGGAATTCCGGCGTTTCCATAAAACGATTCTAAAACTTTCTCATGGTTAGAATATTCTTTTGAAGAAGTATCTAAACCATATATACTAGTTAAAACATCTGCTAATGCTTCTTGTAAAACATAGGTGGGAGAAAATCCTAAATAGTCGTGCTCTCCCCTTCTTTTTTTTTCATTGGGGCTTAAATAGTGTAATTCGATTCCATTGTTAATTAATCGTTCGATTAATCCATTATCATAAGTTCTTGGACTGTTGTCATAAGGATTAACCTGTATAAGATTCCTAAAATCTATTAAATTACTATTGTCAAGCCAATCATCCGCGGCTGATTGATAAAGCTGAGAAAAATTATGATATAACAGATTTTGGATAGGTTCTGTTAAGTTATTATATTTTGCTCCTTTATAAAAAGTTTGCCATAAATCATTGCCGCTTGTTGTTATAGCATTTTGCCTATTAGTAAAATTACTTATTAAAATGTCATTTCGACTATTTACCTGTCCAGCAAGCTTTGAAACTAAATCTACAATAGTTGGTTGTAATTCTTTTAGTTCTTCAACATAACTATTTCTAACTTCTTGCCGCTCTTTTACAAAGGATGAGTCTTCATCTCCGTAATTTGCGATTTCAGCATTTAAAGCATCAATTTGCAAAAGGACTTCGTAAATTCGATTTAAATTCTCAGCTACATCTTCATCATTTCCTTCATAAGCATCTATCGCATTTTCAAAAGAATCAGAATCAAAGACCCCTCCAGAATAGAAGGCTCGAACATCACCCGTCTGTGAAAAACTAGCCAATCTAGCTCTAACATTAAAGGCGTTTTGATAGTCTTTATCGGCTCCTATTGTATTCTGCTGAAGACGCTGCTGATTTTTAAGCTCTTCTCTTTGAACCGTTAAAATTCCACTGTAAAGATTAGTAGTCGCTATTCGAGTTTGCTTCTCTCTATTCTGCCGTTCAATTTCAGCAAGCCCCTCTTCGGTTATACCAGTATATCCATTTGCGCTAAATTCAGCATACTTCTCTAATCCAGGATAAAGACCAATTAGTTCTCTTATTGCGGTATTAACTTCTTCTTGCTTCTTACGCCATTCATCAGTGTTTTCTGCTATACTAGAAAGTTCTTCTTTTAAATCTTTATAAGTATCAAAAGCTTTATTGCTATCTTCAAGCTCTTGTTTTAAAGCTTCTTGCTTTTCTTGTAATCCTTCAATCGCGCCGGAAAGTTGTTCAATTCGACCTTCTATAGAGGAGTTATAAACTTGTTTTTCATAATTCTTCCATGCTACTACAAGAAGCCCAATTGCTGCAACTGCCGCCGCAATACCCCAAGTTGTTGGGTTTCCGATAATAGAGCCTAAAGAAAGAAGAGTGGATTTTATAGCCTTTCCAACGTTTTTAAAACCATCGACAAAGTATTTCTTTAAGCTTTCTCCTAGCCCAGTTTTTTGCTTCCCAGCTTCAAATCCAACTTTAAAGTATTGCCAAAAACTAAGCCCGCCTTCTTCGGCTTGCTTGAATAATTGGTTAGTACTTCTAGTCCCAAGTTTGTCTAACCCTGCAATTTTAGATAAAACATCACCATCTAAACCGCTGAGCAAACTTGTAATACCTAATTTTTTAATACCTTTTCCAGCATTACTAATTTGAAGAACTTTAGTAAGGATTCCGCCCAAACCGGTTACTAATCCTTTACCAAGCTTTAATCCACCAAGAATCGTGCCGATACGAAGCAATGCAGTTCCTACTGCATCAGCTTTATCAGTCACATCATTTAAAGCCTGTAATACATTCGTAGCAAAATCAATAATTGCTTTAATAAAATCAGAATTAACAATTCCAGTTACAAATCTATCCCAAGCGTTCTTTAATAATGTTAACTTACTTTCTAGGCTATCAAGCGTCTTTTCATACTGCTTTTGACCTGAACCTGCACTATCGTATGCCGCACCAATTAAATCTGTTAAACGCGCATTATCTTGCAGCATAGCAATGAAACGACTCTGTTGACGAGAACCTGCGGCCATAGTCGCGATATATCTTTGTTGTACAACAGTCAAGTCATCCCATTTCTCAGACAAACGAAGTAATACTTGGTCCAAGCCTTCATTGCCAACTAAGAAGTCCGTCATAGAAATTCCAACGCTTCTTAACGCAGCCTGAACCTTATTTACATTAATCTCTTCGCCTTCACTATCTGTTCCAAGAATCTGCCCTTCAGTATATAACTTTTTAATTTCACCAAAGCGCGCAATAATTGTCTTTAAAGCAGTACCGATGGTCTCAGGAGCTTCTCTTGTGATTTCAACGCCTTGCGCCAGCATTGCCGCAGTCGTTTCAAACTCCATATTTGCACTATGCGCCAGAGAAGCAACCTTAGACATAGCAGTAGCAATTTCTTGTGTGTCAGAAGCAGTAATAGCAGCTAATTCAGAATAAACGTCATTAATACGTTGCCCAGAAGTCTGATTCAACTCCATGTTAAAGCCACGTAATGCTGCTGTCATTGCGTCTGTTGCGGCAGAAGCTTCCATACCAGCGACACGAGCCATCTTTAACGTTTCAATAGATAGCTCCATTGACTGATTCAAATCTAGACCCTGTTGAACATATAGAGTGGTCGCATTATAAACATCTTTAATAGAGACACCAAGCTTGTTTGCTTCCTCGGTGAAACGTGGCAACTGCGCCCACATATCGTCAATAGAATAATCAGAAACTACCGCAATTTCAGTCATAGCAGCATCTAACTCTTTAACCGCAGAGAAAGCGCCATTTACTGCTTTTTTAAATAACTGAATACCGTTTTCAAGCGAGAAGAATCTTAACAAATTGCCATAAATATTCCCAATCTGGTTATTTATGTCATTCATAGATTCCGCTTGCGCAACTACTTCTTTTAGGCTGTTTCCTAAAGACTCTACGCCATCTGCGCCAGCTTTAGCTTCGTCACCTATATCTTTTATTTTTTCTGCTTTTAAAGCGTCAAGTTCTTGGTTTACTTGCGATAATTCTTGTTCTAGTTCGTTTACCCTACCTTGCGCTTGATTGGCATTTTGTCCCGCTTGCGCTAAACCATCAAAAGACTCTTCTAGACCTTTTAAGCTAGCACTATCAAGCTCTTGAACTTTCTGAATCGCTTTATTTAAATCTTCATTTGCTGTTTGAATGCCTTTTTCGTTAAGGCTAATATCCTTCATATTAAGCCTATCAATTTCAGCATTCAAACTTTTTATCTTCTTCTCGGTTTCAGTTAGTTCAGACTGTTTTATATTTAATTGGTCTTGTATACCTTGCGCTTTTGTATTCGCCCTATTTAACGCAACGGTATAACCTCCACGTTGCCTAGGACTCGCGGCGGCAAGATTAGAAGTAACCTGTTGAATTCTCTCTTTTGCTTCGGCAAGCTGACTCTCTAAAGTTGAAATGTCTAGCTCAATTGAAATCTTACTCGCATTTTGTTTTGCTAATAGGTCATTATAATTGCTTAATTTAACCTGAGCGCGTTCCAAACCTTTAGTGTATCTACTTAAATCGCTTTCTGCGCTTCTTATAGCGTCACTCATACCGGCATAATTTCCGCTATCTTTCATCGCCGCGCGCATCTGAGCCAATATTTCAGTATAGTCTTCACCAGAAGCAACCGCTTCAATTAACTGAGCTTTTAAATCATTTAGTCCCTTTCCAGTAAAATTTGTGCTACGTAAAGTATCTTTTAAATCATTAACTTGTTGTTCAAGCACACTAAAAGCATTAGTAGCCTCATCTACTTTAGCTTTTAATACATTAAATTCTTGTAATTCTTCTGAAGTAAAAACTGCACCAAATTTTTCAAAATCAGTATTATTAACTTTTTCTTGAATTTGCGCGTATAATTTTTCTAATCTCGAAAAACTTTTTTCTAAGTTATTAACGTCTCCCATAGATTGTAAATCTTGGGAGGTCTGTGTTGCGAAGGCATTAGCTTCTTTTTCAAAATTATCAAATAGTTTAACAAAAGACTGTCGAACAGTATCTGGTAATTGAATCTTTCCTAAAGCCGCTTTAATTTTATCTACGCCCTGTAAAACTCCAGATACGTCCATATTACCTTGTACGGTAATATTAAATCTTTTCTCAAAGCCTGCCATTTAAACTCCTCCAAAATAAAAAAAGTCAGCAAAAATAATGCTGACTTATAAATCACTATCTATATCTTTTTCTAGAAGGATAACCTCACAGACAGATTTTTTTCCTTTTTCTCCTGCGGGGTATCCCGTCCCCGAAAAAGTTGCAACCATTGGATTCGCATCTTTACCAAGGTGCATCGATAAATCAGACATTATTTTTAACTTCGGAATAGTTAAAATCCCGATTGTAACTTGTCCAGTTTGGTCGTCCTTTAATCTCATTTTTCCTTCTAAACGAAGAAAACCGTAAATAAACTGTCTTCCGACTTCTATTCGAGTTCTCGCGGTTTTATACAAAAAATAATATCTAATTACTAAATTTTGATAAGGTTGATTAATTTTAATGTCCACGCCATCAACAGTATAATCCTGAATCTTTTCGCCCGTATCAGCGTTATATACAAAAAGTTCGCAACTTGGCTCATGTTTTAATTTTACAATTCCATTTTCATCTGTTTCTAACTTTTCTTGCATTGGAATACAATCTGCGCCAGCGTTTCTATTCGTAATATAAGAGTTACCCATTAAAGCCAACTGCATTTTAGAAAATACACCTTCGGTAAATTCAAAATTCATACCAACGGTATCTTCCCAAAAAACGTGCGATTCGTTTTTGTATCCTCCGCGCGCAGCAGCTCTTTTCTTTACCTCATCAAAATCACTAACTTGTAAATTATCAAAAGCAGCAATAACTTCTCCTGCTTGATATTTTCTCCCGCTAACCTCTATAGGAGAAGTAAGTTTTAATACGACATCATATAACTGTTTCGTTCCAAATAGTTGCTCCATTACTATCTCCTTATAAAAAGAAAAGGCGGATAGACCATCCATCCGCCTTAAACTCTATATCTTATTATTCCTGATTGTCTACATCAAGATAATGGTTGTGAATTAGCTCGTCTGCTTCGACGGCACCAGCATCAGTACCACCGGTTAGATTGTACTTAACTAGCTTCATCATCTTACCATCGGCAGGACGCATTACTCTAAGACTCATATTAAACCAATAGCTTACAGAAGTTCGTCAAACTTCTTCTCTTACTTTCATAAGAGTTGAGACTATATTATCTTCTAAAAAGAAGGCTGCTCTTTCGATTACACTTGTAATCTACATAATAGTCGTTGAGCCTCATTCTAAATTTTTCCATCTAAAACCAAAAGCAGATTGTCTATCACCACTGCATACAGAACGGATATTTCTACCAGCATTACTATTCTTTCCTATTGCCCGCGCAGCTTCATTCGCAGAATTATATTCAGCAATAAACTTTCCATTTAAACTATATTGCCCGACTTTCCTTCCGTGAGTTGGAACCGTTTTTATTGGTTCTGGAGATTTTTCTCCAACATATCTATAAATATAATTTTTATGATGCTTTCTAGATTTATTCAATACGTTTTCTATTGCTTGATAACCGCTGCCGACATCTTCTGCCGCAGCTTTAACACTTTCAAAACATTTTACGAATTTACCGGTTAAATCATATTTTATTACTGGAGTGATTCTTTTCCCTCGGCTTTGATAATTATCTTGTCCACCAATTTTTACGTTGTATCCGTTTGGTTGAACCGTATTATATAAAGTAATATAAAATCTTTCTCGCTCGTCAATATTACTTAAATTAACTTCTTCCAAAATTTCTTTTCTAAAATTTTCAAAACCATACTTTTGAATCGCATTAAAAAAAATCGAGCAATTTGTATATCCCTGTCCATCCTTACCTGCGCGCTCTTTCATACTGCGGCAAGTTTGCCCTATATAAGATTTTCCAGATGGAGAAGTGTATTTATAAATAAATCCAAATCCTTTATTTGGTTTTTTATCAAAGCAGTTCATAAATGACCTCACCTTGTATTTAGAATTTTGGTTGCTGATTGCCCAATCCAAACAATTTTTAAACTTTCACGCTTAAAATTACTTTTTACGTTGTAGTTTGTTTAGCTCTAAGGGGTTTCCAGCAGTTAAGCAGCTTTTACATCCGCATTTACCCAGAGTCTATAGGTAAGTTGCTTTACGGATGGATCTCCTTCCGCTTCTAGAGTAATTGTATTTTCAGAAGTAACCTTTGCCTTTGGAATAATGAACTGGAAGAACTCATCATCACCAGAAGCCTCACTACGCGCATAGGTATCGCCGCAAACATAATATGTTCCGGGGAAGCTATTCGCAGAAACTTCAATTACAGAGCCTTCAATATCAAGGTCATAAGTCCAGAAGTACTTCTTGTCCGCTTCAAGAGCCTTTAACTGAGCGCTAGTCGCGCCAACAGCGGTTGCTCTAGTAGTTACATTACAATCCTCAGCATAGAACTTAGGATTCTTCTTTTCATATACCTTACCATTAGGAGCGGTATAATTCTTGTTCCAACCAGCATCAGTAGGCATTGTAGTTGTATCAGCTACAGCCTTGGTGCAGGTGAACTGTTCGGTACGCATAATCTTTGCGTCTGCGCCAAGCTTCTGAACTTGACCATTACCAAACATAATTGCAAGGGACTTAGCAGAAAAAAGAGCGTCTTCTAGAGTGACGTTAATTTCCTTACCGTCATTTTCTTACGGGTTTCCCATACCCTCTTTAGCTTTCGCTAAAAGTTGAGACTATATCTTCGCCCTTGTGGGCGTTCCGCACAGGAGATTGGGATTTTATCTCACTTAGTCGTTGAACCCTTATTGTTGTTTAAATATGTATCCACTAGCTTGGGTAATTTCATTATGCACACATCTTGCAATTTGAACAATTGAAATATTAGTCGCTTCTTTAGCTTTTTTTATAGAGCTAAATTTTGCTATTTCATTACCATTTAAATCATATTGAACCACTGGAATTGCTTTTCCACAATTTTTCCTTTCTTTCTTTTCTTTTTGTAGCTTCTGATAATAATGTAAATTATTTTCTCTAGGGGACACCCATTCAAGATTTTCTACTCTATTATCTAATTTATTACCATTTATATGATTTACAAAAGTTTTAGTTTTATCTTCATTTGGAATAAAATGTAAAGCCACAAGTCGATGTACGTAAAAACGTTGCTGCTTTGAATTTTCAAAAGTTAATTTTACAGAACGATAACCGCTTGTAATGCAACCTTTTAAAACGTTTTTATTACTTTTTCGACGAACAATTCCAGAATCACTAACTTCATAGTTAGAATTAAATTCAACATCTTTCCACATATTTAAACCTCCAATACTTGGCTGCTGATTGTCCAATCCAAATAATTTTTAAACATTCACGTTTGGTTTTACCTGCGTTGTAGTTTATTTGGCTCTAAGGATTTTCCAGCAATTCACGGAATTTTTGCTTGTGCTATTACGCAGCAAGGGGACCTACGGTTCGAATTAAGTCCCAGATAATTAAAGGCGGATTCCCTTTTCCACCACGAGCTTCAGCTTGTTCAGCAGTCTGCTCAATAGTTGAGACCTTTAAGGTCATTAGTATTTGCTTACAAGCCAATTCTTGTAAACCCATATAGGCTCATATTTTCATATGAGATTAGACTATATCATCTCTTGTTTCAGAGTCGCGCGCTGTCTTAGTTGGATTTTCTAAGCTCTTAGTCGTTGAACCTTCTTGAAATCTCCAAATGTATCCGCCAGCAGTTTTTCTTATTCCCCTACAAACAGCGGAAATTCCCTTGGAATTTATTCCGGTTTGTCGTCCTGCTTCCGCGCCACTTTCAAATATAGCCATAACATTCATTTTTAAATCATATTGTACTACTTTCTTTTTGCTAGCTTCAATCATTTTTTTAGTAGTTGCTTTTCTTATTGTTTTATACTCTAATTCTCTTCTGTTATTCTCATAAGAATGGCGTGCATTTTCTGAGCTTGTACACCATTCTAAATTTTGAACACTATTATTATGAATATTATGGTCTATGTGATTAACATATCGCAAATCATTTGGATTCGGAAGAAAAGCTATAGCTACTAATCTATGTACATATCGGTCTTTTCTTTCTCCATTACTATGCAAAGCTACAGTATAATATCTTTTTTTATTCCCAAATTTTAAGATATGATTTGTCGAATTTCGCTTTACAAGCCCGGTATTAGAAACCGAATAATTAGTATCTTCAGCTATTATCCGCCATTCAAGTTTGGCTGCTGATTGTCCACTTTCACTTTGTTTCAAGTTCAATTCCTCCTTTTTTTAAGGACTTTAGGAGTTTCCAGCAATTCACGCAATTTATTCTGGACTACCTTTTAATCCAGGTAAAGTACTGGGTACATTGGTACGCCATTATTGTCGAGTTTATAGAAGGTTACGTCTGCAACCTCCTTTATCCCGTATCTGTCAAGGATACTAGCCATTTAATTGACCTCCTAGTATTTATCAAAGTCAACAAACCAATCTTTAGGCTTTATTTTCTTCGGGTCTGCGCCAGCTAAAAGCTCAGATATACTTAGGTCATATCTATTTTTTTGATTTTTCATCTTCATTAACGCATTCATTCCGGCATAACTTAATTCCCCAATATTAAGCGGAGTAATGCCCAAATCAGAACAACAACAACCAAGCATTACGGTTGAATATCCGCATTTTCTTGCTTCTTGTTTAGCTTTTATTCTGTCGCGTTCACGCGCCTTGGCCTTCATTGCCCTTATTTTAGGATGCATATGAGGGTTCGGCTTTTCTACTTCTTCTATCCCGATACAGGTGCGTATCGCATTTTGGAACTCAAAGAAGTTCGTGTCATTTATTGCGCGGTGTTCTTTTAATGGACCAATTACTATTTCTTTAGTTTCAGATAAAAATAAAACTTCTGAATGACAAAAGAAATTAAAAGCTTCTTTTAATTGGCTCATATATTCAGCAGATTCACTACACAATAATATATATTCAAAAGGAGAAGGAATTGGTTTAATCTCCTTTTTTATATAAATATCATCTAAATCTTCTTGCGAAAAAGTTAAGAGATTTATATATTTGGTAAAAACGTTAAAGCCAATTAATGATATATCTTTATTCTTCGGAGGATAAATTAAACATATATCTTGGAAATTAATTGGTAGACCAAGTAGAACCCCTTCACTAATCAAAGTTATACAAAGTAAAGTCTATCGTATAACAAGTCATATCTTCTGTAAATAGATTGGTTTTTATATCGCCCGCGCGCAGAGTACCCAACCCATTAATATTCTTGTCTGACAGACTGTTTTGAATTTCACCAAGAATTGCAAACATTCTTAAATTAGAATCTTTAATAAACCACTGGTCTTGTGGGACATAAACATATATTCTAAAAGTGAAATTCCTAAATTCTCCATTACTTCTATTAGCCGCGCCATTAGCAACAATTAAATCAATAAAGCTATGCGGTGTTTCCTCCGGAGGAAGCTTTGGAGTTATTTTTATATATTTTTCATATATCTCTTTAGAGGGATCTTCTATATCTGGTTGACCTAATGGGTCTTTACCCGTATAATAAACAAGCTTACATAGCTTTTGATTTGCAAGCAAACGCTTCATTATTTTTTGCATGCAAATACCTAGTTCTTGACAATTTCTAACCATTATTTTCCATTAAACCAGAAAAAATCAGAAGTATCTGGCTCTGGTTCTTCCTCCGTAGGTTCTGGCGCTTTAGGTGGCTCAGTCCCATCTGCGAGATGACGCTCATTAAGAGTTACATACATAACTCCTTGAGTAGAAACTTTATCATATCCAAAAACCGAGAAAGCTTCATCTTCAATCTCCAAATAGTCAGCTCTCATTATTTCTTCTGTTCGTGGCATTACTAAATGCGTATATTTATTAGATTCCTTATAAATAACGCCTTTTAAATAAGTTTTAAGCATATCATAAATTTTTTCTGTCATTGGCCCATAATAATAAGCGGGACTCGTTTGTTCTTCACCCTTACGATTTTTCCACTTAATTTCATGAGACATTTTTAGCATTATAAATTTATTATATCCTTTTGCAATAGCTTCTTTTTGATAAACTATCATCCACTTTTTCCCACGAATTTCAAAAACAGTGCCGCCAGGCCAAGAATATTGTACTGGCACTAATAGGTTATGAAGCGTTTCAGTTTCGTCTTGTTTATACGGTTCAAAAGTACCCGTTACTTCAATTCCATTAGAATCGGTAAAAGTTACTTTATAAATAGATTTATTAACATATCTTAAAAAACTATACTGACGCGCGCCCTCAACACGACTTTGATAGTCCGTTCCAAAACGATTAAGTCGTTTTAAGTAGGTTTCATAATATTCTATCATATCTTACTTATCAAAGTCATACATTCAAAAATTGTAGACCGAAAATATTCATATCTCAAATATTTTAAACTCGTAAGCTTGTCAATTAAAATATAATAATTAATTGTTTTTTC